ACTGGTCTTGCTCAGGCAACAGACATTGAAGGTTTCGTAACACTTCGCGGTGCTTCAGGTAACACAACTGTACAACAGGATGGTAACGCAAATGTAACTTCAACAAACTCAGAAGTTAACTATGTAATTTCTCCGATGGCCCTAGGCTATGCAGAAAAGCGTGCGCCAACTGTTAAGATGTGGTTTGATCCAGATCTAGATACTCACCAGTTCCGTGCAACAGTTCGTAACGGTTTCAACAACATCTATCCAACTTTCGTTCGTAAGTTGAATGGCTCAAGCGTAATTGGTTCAAGTGCTCTAACACTTTCCAACTTTGCTAAGTCAGTGAGCAACCTCCGTGCAGTAAATGCTCCGGTTGGTCAGGATGGTCTATATGTTGCATTCGTTGGCCCAGCCACCGAATACGCAATTGCTAGCCAGTTGAACAGCGTAACACAGGCTGCTATTGGTAACCTAAGTGACATCGGTAACCGCTCATTGCTAACAGGTCTTATCGGCCAGGCAGCAGGTATGAGTTGGTATCGTTCAAACAACTTACCAGTAGGCAACTCTTAATAGAAGTTTCAATAGAGGAGAACGGCGATGGCATTCATAATTGTAGCAGGTAATGTTCAAAGTTTTGCAGAGTACACAGACATTCTGCAAAAAGACCAACGCCTTCTCGAAGAAAACGAAATCCGCTTACCTTCCGAAAGTGGGTTTGCGGATATTCCAACCTTCATAGAAGACATGCTGAAAAAGAGTACTCAGCGCATTCTATTAAAAATCAAAACCAGCACTTGGTGGCAGGGCTATAACAGTTTTATGGGTAGCCCTATCAGCGACTTAAATGTGTTGCCTAATGTAAATGCAAATCTTATAGATCCAACAAATGCATTAGGCCGCCAACAGCAGTTTACCGATCTCTGTGTCTACTATGCGATCAAGGAGTATATCCTTCCGCTAGTAGCACAGTTTGGTGAAACAAGTGCTGATATGACTAAGATAGATTACTATGGACGCAAATTCGAAGATCTCTACAACGAGTTAATCGCAATTGCTGACTGGTATGATTTTAATAACGATGGTACTGTTCAAAACAATGAAAAGGCCGTAAGTTATTTTATGAATCGCAGAACTCGTGCAAAGCGCAATGTGGTAAGGATTAGATAATGTCAATTAGAAATGATCTAATTACAGCAATAGGAAATAGAATTGCATCTTATTCTAATTTTAGAATGAGCAGTGAATATCCTACTAGTCCTGATGGTACTACCTTGTACACAAAAAATCTAAGGACATTTTATGCCGATCAACAGCAACCCGCTTTTGTCGAATTATTTTCAACCTTAGATAATGCTGTGCTAGACAAGACAGAAACTGTAATCAATGTTTACTTGGCTCATGATGCAAAGACTGAGCCAGCAAACATTACAGCAACCATCAACGCAGCAATGTTGGCAAAGAACAATATTAGTGCGGTTGTGAGTACCGTTGACGTAACTTCTCAAATTGATTCCGATATTATTACATATACTTTAGAGTATAACTTTACAACTGTTTAACATAGGAGAAATAAAATGGCAGTAATTAACACAAGTGCAGGTAATAAGGCAATATTAGCCCTTGGTGCAACAGCAGCAAATGCTAACGTCTTAGCAACACCGGCATTAATCGTGCCTTACTTGCAAGATATTTCTATCAACAACTCGACTGGCGTTTTCCGTTGGAAAACCCTAGATGCCACAGCAGAAAGTGCAGCAACAACACCTGCAACAAACCAAGTAACACTTAACGTCGTAGTTGACGATAAGGCATTCTTTGGTAATGCAAGTTTGACTGACTCAGTTGCTAATACTGGTATCTATGGTTGCAGCAAGAATAAGACTCGTGTCTTTTTTGAGATTGCATTCAACGGAGCAACAGCAGGACAAAATTACCTAAGTGGTTCAGGATTTATTAGCGGACTTGCTCCGACCGTCAATCCTGATGCGCCCCTGTGGGTAACTCCTGTAACCATCGAGGTTGATGGCGATTTCGGTAGCGATGTAACACTATAACGATAGGCAAACTAGCAATGAGGGGGGAAACCCCCTCATTGTTTATGTGGAGATAAACATGGATAAGAGTACAATTGAACGCTACCATGAGTGGAAGCGTAAAGCACAACCAGACCATCGTTTTGCTGTAGGTGATGTTACTTATAGTCAAGCAGAAATGGATGTGTTAGCGGGTGGAAAACCTGCAAAACAAATAAATATTAAAATAGATATAGAGGAAGAAACATATGCAGATGTGGGAGAATCTAACCCAGCCGGACATAATAAAGACGCTGGAACAGGAATTAGCCAAAGCGCAGAATGAATTAAAATGCGCTGAAGCAGATATAAACAAAAGCCGCAGTAGAATAGCATTCTTGCTAACTGCTGTGCATTACTTAAAAAAGGATATGAAGATATGAATCTCAAAAATTTAGCAAGCAAGCCTCAACTACTAAGCATCACACTTGATGATGAAGACACTATTGAGAAATATGGTGAAGCCGTAGAGTTTTGGGTGTACGACAAACAGCCCATTGAAAAATTTGTAAAATTTGCCGGTGCCGGTGAAGATGACTACGGTAAGATCATTGAATTTTGCAGCGAACTAATCTTAGACAGCGAAGGTAACAAGGTCATGACAGATGGTCATGTGCTGCCTGCTGGCCTATTAATGAAGTGCGTGAACAAAGTCGTAGAACAATTGGGAAAGTAACTGGTAGTTCGCTCAATGAAGGGAGCGCAGAACTACACGCCTGTTTGATGCTAGATGCGCTGGGCGAACGGTATGGTATGCTCCCTTCAGAAGTGTTGGCAAATGCTAACACTTTAGATATTTGGGTGTTTGATGTTGCAATTTCTTATCGCGAGGCACAGGATGCCAAAGCACAAGGAAAAGCACCAAAGGCAAGCCAAGATCAATTGAAACAGTTAATGGAGAATGTTCGTGGCAATTAGTTTTAAAGTCGATGACAAAGAATTTAAAGGTCTACTCAAAGACATTTTAAAAACTGCTAATGCTGACTGGCAAAAGGCCGGCACACATTTTCGTAACATTACACCAATTGATACTGGTAATGCTAAACGCAATACAAATACACGCGGCAAAGTTATTAGAGCCAACTATGGTTATGCTAGTAAACTTGATGAAGGTCACAGTCGTCAAGCGCCAAGTGGTATGAGTGACCCAACTATCACTTATTACGAGGATATCCTCGAACGAGATTTGGGTAAACTATAATGGCAAAAGAAATTAAAGTCTTATTAACGCTGGATACCAGAGGATTTGAAACTGGTATTAGTCGTGCAAGTCGCGCAGTAGATGGTCTAAAAACTAAAGCAAGTGGCGCTGGTGGTGCAATAGGCGGATTAACTAATGCTGTCAATGCTTTTATTGGCAGTCAGATTGTAGGTTATGTTGCAAGCACAGCAGATAGTTATACCAATCTACAAAACAAAGTTAATGCTTTCAGTGATAGTCAAACACAGGCTACTGAAAGAATGGCAGAGATACAGCGTGTAGCAGCAGCAACACGCAGTGGCCTAACTGAAACAGGACAACTGTACACAAGATTAAGTATTGCTGCCAAAGACCTAGGACTAAGTCAGCAAGAAGTAGGACAAATTACAGAAACTTTTGCTAAGGCAACCAAAGTAGGTGGCGCTACCACACAAGAAGCAGCCAGTGCTATGTTGCAGTTTAGCCAAGCAATGGCTGCAGGTAAACTTAATGGTGACGAATTCCGTTCATTGATGGAAAACAGTCCTGTGTTTATGGGTAGATTGCGAGAAGAAGTTGCCAAAGCCACAGGTGATGCCAAAGTAGACCTTAAGAAGTTAGCCAGCGAAGGCAGAATTACTGCTGAAACATTGGCTTGGGTCTCACTGAAAATGGGCAAAGACATTGATGAAAAGTTTGGTAAAACAGTACCAACCATCAGTGAACGAATTGTAGAATTGCAAAACAAAATGATTTCGTTGTTTGGTTCACTGGAACAAAACACTGGTATCTTTAGTGCAATTAGTGGTCTAATTGGATTCTTAACACGCAACTTAGAATTGCTGGCAATTGGTATGGCCGTAGCATTTGGTCCTGCTGCACTGGCTATGATTGTTAAGTTCTTCAATACGATGAAAGCATTGATGATGCGTAATCCCTTTACAGCAATTGCATTAGCAATTACAGCAATTATTGTAGCGTTGGTTGACTTTTGGAATGAAAGTGTAAAATTCCGCAACGCAATGAAGAGTGCTGCCAACGCTGGTATTGAAGCAGTTAATGTATTAATTGCTGGCTGGCAAGGTTTCAAAGCATTCTTAAGCACACTACTGCCTGCTGTTGCTAGTGCAATTGCAGCAGCATTGAATCCATTTGATGATCGTACTTTTATGAGTACGCTTGAAGCCGGATATAGCAATGCAATGAGCAATGCAAGGCAGGCATTTGCAAACGCACCAGCAATTGGCTTTCGTTTTAAATTGGAAGACGAAACAGCAAGAGCAACACCAAGGACAGATCCTGAAGGCGACATTCCACTTGGTCCAGCCAGAGCGGATCCTGCGGCGAACCGTGCAGCCGAGCGTATAGAAAATGCTCGCAAGAAAGCAGAAGAATATGTACAGGCGATTCGCGATCAGATCAAAGCACTTAATGATAGAACTGACAGCGAACTAAAGAGCATTGGCATGGGCGAACTTGCTAAGAAGTTAGAAGAATCACGCCTAAAGAACAGTGAAGAATATGATGAAGTTGTTAGAAAGATTAACAGCATTGAAAACTTGTCTGCTGCTGATCGCCTAAAGAACTTGACTGAAGCAGAAGATCTATACAAGAAATTAGGCATTACTGCACAAGAATCATTAAAGAAAATTGACGCTGCACAAAAAGAATTTGCACAAGGTCAAGCAATGAGCGAAATTGGCACTAACGCAGATCTTGCTCGCAAAGAGTTTGATCAGATGATGCAGTTGGATGGTGAATTCAACGAGGCTAAGAAAGAACGAATGGGCGAAAGATTTGCCATTGAAAATGATTTCTTTGCGCGAGCAGCCGCTCTGCGTCGTCAATACAAAGATCAAAATGATGCTGAATTACAAGGAGAACTTGCAAATCTTGAAGTGCGTAGAGTAGCAACATTAAAATCATTTGATGAACTAACACCAGACAAATTAGGCTTTGCTGAAACACAGCGTACTTTTGCTTACGGTTGGGAACAAGCATATCAACAATACCTACAAAGCACTGAAGATATGGCAGCATATGCTGCTACACAGTTTAGTAATTTAACCAGCGGGTTAGAAGAGGCATTTACAAACTTTGTAATGACAGGCAAACTAAGTTTTAAGAGTTTGATTAACAGTATACTAGCAGATGTTGCAAGAATGGCAGCACAAAATATTGTTAAAGGTATCTTTGGTGCAGTATTTGGTACTGGCAGTGGCATATTTACAAGTATGTTTGGCGGCCCAAGAGCCAATGGCGGTCCAGTACAAGCAGGTAAAACATACCTAGTTGGGGAGCGCGGGCCTGAGATGGTACGCTTTGGTCGCGCTGGCACAGTGATTCCTAATTCAAGACTTATGGAAGGTGGTGAATATGGTGGTGGAATGACACAGGTTGTGTATAACATTAGTGCAGTAGATGCGCCAAGTTTCAAAGCACTAGTAAGTCAAGATCCCCAGTTCATTTATAGTGTAACACAAGTTGGCGGCAAAAGAGCAGGTGTAAGATAATGAGTATACAAACGATAGTTAACAACGCAAGCAGTATCACAATTGACCGCCACAAGACCAGCGGCCAAACAATTAGTCGCAGCGGCTTATTACGCACAGCAGAACTTGCTAGTAATGTGCCTTGGCTGTTTACAGTTGAAATGCACAATGGTTTAGCCTATAGCACCAATCGTGCTGTTACAGAAGAAATTGATCGATTAGATAGAACCATT